ACGTTTAAACTGATGACATCTGTCATGCAAACCAAAATTGTAAGGCGGCGACGGCTTTTAAACTAAACCGCGTCGCCTTTTGAACCAAATCTTACCGCGAAAAGCATCCGCTTTTGAACCAAATACCGCAATTTTTATGCTGGTATAAGGCCACCTAAATGATCTATTAACTCATGTATTAAGAGGCTGAGATTTTGAGTCATGATGATTTGGGTGGCTGTCATTAGACTTACCATATCGTCGCCTTGATTGGCAGCTTCTTCTTGCAGCATGTCTAAATACTGAATGCGCTTTAGGCTCATATCTTCATTTAAGATAAAGCGAATTTGGTTATTCCAAACTAAACCCAATTGTGTGCATATTTTGCCATGCTCTAAGTGTTGTTTTACTTCATCGGCAGCCAAGTCTTGTTTGCTGATTTTGATGACTGGTGCTGCATCACCAACGCCTTTGAGCTCACAGTCGCTATCTAACTCAAAATTACCAGCAGCCTCACTTTGCTCCAGCCATGCAGTCATCAGTGAGGTGGGCGATTCGGCTGTGCGAGGTAAGGTAGCAGGCAAACTGCCCAAAGCTTGGCGCAACTGGCTGACAAAGTTTTCAGCTTTATTGCTATTGCTTTGGTTAACCAAAAGCAATTTACCAGACACATCAATGATGGCTTCTGTATAGCGTGAGCGGGTCAAAGCACGTGGTAACAAGTCATCCGTAATTTGTTCTTTCAGTTCCATTTTTTCTTTACGGCCAACATTACGGCCTTCATTGGCTTGGATTTCGGCAATTTTTTCATCCAAAACTTCACGTATCACGCTGGCAGGCAATACCTTGTCTTCTTGGCGTAAGTTGATGCGCCAACTTTCTTGAGCATTGAATACCATATCTTCTTGAAACGGCACCGCACGAGCAAAGCCTTCGCTTTTCCAATCCAAACCTTGGCAAGGTTTGAAACTTGCATCTTCAAGCTTGGTTTGAATCTCTTCTAAATTCAACTCAATATCTTGGGGTAAGACGAAAAAGCTAATTTGTTTGAACCACATTTGAAATCTCCTAATAAAAAAGCCACCGATCTGGTGGCTAGAATGTCATTGTTTAATAACTCAATCATCAATCAAACCTGGTAAAACTTCACCATAGGTTCCAAGGTGTGAGACCTTACCAATTTCGCCACTTCCTTCGTCATACTCTTGCGAAACTGCGATTGCACCTGCTTTTTTTCCTGCCAAATGTTCTGCACGGTTTCTTGCATCTATAGCAGTAAGGCAAGCAATGGGGGCCTCAGCTTTTAATTCTTTCTTTTTCTTTGCATTCAACTGATAAGAAAAAGCCACAACTATGTAAGCAGTTTTCATGTTCAAACCCGAATGTAATAAAACATGAATATTGTTACATATTTCTAATTGATTTAAAACTGGTAGATTGTGAAATTTAATTTAAGTCATGAAAGTCGGTTTTAGCTTTTGGGCAACCCAACGTGCGACCGGCGGACAGACGGCGTTTCCGGAAGCCCTAACTTCTTGATGGTTGGCCTCATCCAATCCTTTAAGAAGCCCATCATCTGTAATCGTTCGGCTCCGCTCAACCATCGAATCCCATCCGTTTGGCACAGCGATGATATTAGAACCACCGAGGTCGATGCAGCCATGCCCAATACCTGTAAGTAACGTACGGTGCGCGTTTGACCAGCACGAGCCCGCCGCTGTCTTGCCTGAAATGTTTTCCATTGGTCCGGCGTTAGCCATAAACTCGACTGGGGGTTGTTTTCCCAATCCAGCGACCAAGAAAACTCGACGGCGTCCCGTGGGGACTCCGAAATAGCGAGCATCAAGCACCCGCCATCCCCCCAAATACCCGCATTTGGCAAGGGACTCGACGACTGTTTGAAAGTCTTGGCCATTGTTGCTAGTGAGCAACCCCGTGACGTTTTCAAGCACCACCCATTGAGGTCGTAAGGTATTGACGATATTAAGTGCGTCGAAGAATAAGCCTGTTCTTGCTCCTGCAAGGCCGCGCCGCTTTCCCATTTGGCTGACATCTTGGCAGGGAAAGCCTCCGATAATGACATCGACAGGCCAGAGTTCAGGAAAGCAGGTTCGCACGTCTGTGAATTGTTGAGCGTGTGGGAATCGGTCTTGCAAGACTGCTCGGCACACATCATTGATTTCGACTTGCCATGAGGTTGTGAATCCTACTTGCTCAAATCCAAGGTCGAAACCTCCAATTCCTGCAAACAAACTACCGACTGTGGGACATTTTGTGGAGGGCGCATCCATATATTCCTTTCAAGAATACATGGCACTCTTGGTGCTCTTATGGCACTCGTGGCGCTCTGAATTATTAAAGATCGTGTTTAAACTCATTCATTGCTTTGCATTTTGGGCATTTGATTATGAAAATAAATTTGCCTGCTGCTTCGCATAATTTACGCTTACAATGCTTACAACGAATTTCTGTTACATTAATCATCTTGCAGATTCTCCATCATCAATATAGAATCCGCTTACCTGTACAGGTGGCGGCTTTCTGATGCAGGTCTACACTGCGGAGGGACATGGTAAGTGTTCATAGCATTTACCATGTCGCCGTCTTCACATCGTTATAAATGAGATTGCTGGCGGCTCTTTCAATTCTTGGTATTCGCCAAATTCAGTAGCACTACAAAACCGGCATTTATACAACCCTTGTTTGATGGTGCAATCCTCACCTGAAGCTTTTAAAATAGTGCGTGTGCGATTGCCAATATGTACCCATTCATGCTGATTTTGCTTACATGCAGTCAATTTGCACCTCTCTTTTTCAAGCTATGATCCCAGTATACAAAATCCCGTTTGTACTCATGCCTTAGTGCATACGAGTACAGTCACACAGCTATATCTGTCATACTGATATCCGGTGCTTGCCCAGTGATTACTCTTGTTTTCATGTCATAAAACACCATTTGCCCGACCGATGCGCTGCCTTTGAGAAGCAAAACACGGCCGCCTTGGGTTTCGGCCTGATACGTGCCACCACCTTGGTCTGCCGTGATTTTTGCAACCGCAATTTGCTGTGGGTTTACCAGCGCTTTAAATACGTTTGAAATGTTCATTAAAGCCCCTTTAAACGTCAAGATAACGGTCAACCGTCAGGCTTTGCCACAGCACAACCGCGCCTTCTGCTTCAACGTCAACACTGATGGACACGCCTGTAATCACGCCGCGCCAATAGCCGCTTTGTTCATTAAATTGCCAAATGTCGCCCACATTTGCCCTCGGTATTGAATATTCAGTGCTCCACGGCAGCTTGACCGTTTCAGTCTTGTGCACCCCAGTGTCAGACAGCGCGGCGACGCCGGCGGCACGGTGCACCGGCAAATCGGTATAGAGGGCATGAACCTGAGCAGATGCGCGGTCTGTGCGGTCTGTGCCGGTGCGGTACACGTCTGCGCCTTTGCCGCCCGCCTCATGGTCTGCCCACACAAACACACTTGTGCAGCGTTTGTTAACGCGCTTCTGGCCGCTTATTTCAGCAATGACGCTGTCAGGGATGGTGACGCTTGCGCTTGCTTTATTGACTTCCCAAGCGGCTGCTGGCCATCGTGGTTTAAACGTGATTTCAGGTTTAGCCGGGTCGCTGTACACAAAGCCGCCGGCGGCGGTGGCGATGTCAATCAGGTTATCCATCGGTTTTTTGTCAGTGATGTTGTAACTGCCCGCGGGTATAAACCAATCAGCAATATCCCAAGCCTTGATTGTGAATGGCAGATATTGAAGCTGTTGGTCTGCAATCTGGCGCGCATACAAGTCTGCCTGTATCGTGCCTGACTTGCTTGCTGCGTAATCGCCTGTCAGTTTAGCTGTCAAACTGCGGCCTTTGACTGTGAATGTTTTCTTACCAAAGCTGCGGCTGTCTGAATAGTCCTCCGCAATGAATATCCAAGCCTCCCCGTTGATTGTTAGTGTGACTTCGGCCTCGCCACCGGGCGCTCGACCGTCCATGTTGATTTTAGCGAAGTCGTCTGGGTACAGGCTTATGGTTGCTTGCCAACAGAAGCTGCTCATATCTGTTGTAACTGATGCGCTTAACAATTCAAGTGGCAGGCCGTCAACGCTTGCTGTGACTGTATTTAGCATGATGTAACTCTTTAAAATAGGTATATTGTCAATGGCCGAGCACTGGAATGGCAGCGGCAGCAGTGCCGCGTCGTATTCAATACGACGGCGCCTGATTTGCAGCGGTAATCGATGACTCGGAAAACGTGGGCACGGTCTCACAGTCGGGTCAACAGGTTTGGGCGGTATTGGGACTGGGTAATACTCACAAGGGATATCACGCGCCACGCTTGCTTTTAAACTGCGGCAGCCAGCAACATCATGGCCGCTTTCGTATACGGCCTGTAAAACTTCTTGGTATGCCGTGACCGCGCTATGGCTCTGTTTCACGCATGTTTTGATGTCATTGCCAAACGACATACGCACGTGGCTGTTTTCAGATACTCCGGTAGACTCAATATAACGCGGGGTGTCGCATTGCTTTAATCCCGCCACGCTGCTGTTGTACACATCAAACGCGCTTGATAAATCAGGTGCGGTGCCCATTTGGCTACGGTCACAATTGACCAAGTCATACATGCCTATTGTCGTTGCTTTGTAGCAGCCTGTTTCCTGATTTGCGGCAAACCACAACACAGGCAAATCAAGCAAATCAACACACACGGTATTCATCGCGTTTAAACACAATTGCTGTTTGCTTGCGCCTGTGTACACGCCGTAAAATGCCTGACTTATTTTGACTTGCTTCTCGCCATCGGGCGTCGGAATTGCGCCCAGACGTCGTTTAAACGCCATTGGTAAAGCATTTGCTGTCGCAGCCCCAATGCGGTTAAACAGTGGCTGTGGTAATGAGTTAGGTATGAATGGGCTAGCCATTATTCGATGCCGGTTTGATAAAATCCCACACTACAGGCTCATATTTTTCTTTATCGTCCACCGCCATTACCATGTATGTCTTGCTCACATCTAACCACGGTATGAGATACGTTCCATCTGCATTGCTCCACGTCTGCCGCAGGCATGGAAACAGCTTGGTACGCTCAAACACAACAATGCGCTTCTGGCTAGGCTTGCCATCGACTGTGACAATGCCGTTGCCATTACCCGCTATAAATCCTTGGTACTGAGGGTCTTTTGCACTGTAAATGCTCATTTTTGCATCAAGATAATTGAACATCTTAATCCCACTCAGTCAAATTAATCATAAAAAACATTGTGGGGGCAAGGTAATTAGCGCCCCATGAGCTGCGAGATAAATTGCACACTAAGTAATCCTTACCGTCTATGGTTTTCTCAGCAAAATGTTCAGTCGATAGCAAGGATTGATGAATTAAATAACCGAATGGTAAAAATCCTCGCAATGCTCCGCTCTCTGTCACCGCAACCTTTGAATACAATACTTCTGAATTGATTGGTGAATTACCCACTAATAAATTGTCATTAAATAATGAAGAAGGCACCGCTTTCGGCCAAGTTGACAAGCCATCAGTTGAACTTGAAATGATCGAATAGTCGCCATTCCAAAAGTTACTATTTTTTGATGAGAGTCCAGCCGCTCCAAATGTACCGGCGTGAAAAATTCGCAATAACAATGTGTTGCCCCGCGCATTGTTGACTCTGTTTTCAATATCACCAAAAAATAAACCGGCACCGTTTGCGCGTGCTTTTACTGAAAATATCCCTTTAACCCCAATAATAATAATGAATGCGCTGTGATGCCCAACCACGACCCACTCAATACCGGATGAGTGAAATGTCGGAAACGTGCTGTCAGTTACAGTCCCCTTTGTAATCAATGCTCCGCTTGCATCGGTATCTGAATATGTTGAAATCGTTGCGTAAGTTGTAGCTGTTCCGGCAATGTGAATAATACGTTTACCTGATTCCAAGTCTGTCGGCCTAAACGCGCAGTCAAATCCGTCGGATGACTCTGTGCCAGGTACAATTTCCCAGCCAAGTGGCTCTTTTCGGTTTGCACCTGAACCATAACCAGCTATTAAACATGCTTTAAGCACGGTTTTAAAATCACCACGTCCGCCCACAATTTGAGGCGCATCGGTGTCTGAACTTCTGAAAACTTTTACAGGTGTTCCCATTTTCTATTCCTTACTTATCAACCGTATTGCCACGCAAGCACATTGTGAAGCCGTCTTTGCCCGTTTGTGTTGTGGGGCTAGGCTGCACCGCACGCAATACCCAAGTCGGCATTTGGCTGCTGAATGTATTAAAGCGTATGCAATTGCCTTGGGCCCAGCCGCCGCCGAATGCGCCGCGTGGTAATGTAAAATACGGTTTCCCCGTTGATGGGTTCGGCGGTGACAAATCAGACAAGCGGTCGCCGGTTGCAATCAAGCCCAAGTTTTCACCGATAACATCAAACTGAGAATCGGTCTTAAACAGTAATAACCAGCGCTCAGTGATCGCGCCGTTAGACGTTAGGCGAATTGGGTAATCCTTCACATTCAGCTTCGCTAAAATCTCATCGGTCTGGCGCTCATTGCTCCAAATCTTATTCCAAGCCTGCTGTGAAAATGGCGCGGTAGCACGGACAAGCAAATCACCGCCGATAAAGGCGCTCGATACGGTAGTTCCGTCCACGGGATAGGCACGAGATGTACCGAATTGCAGCTTTAAAGTGCCGTTAATATCCAAGCCCACAACACGGTTTTCTTCTTCCTGTACATGGTGTGCGGTGATGGGCATGGTATAAGCAGACAAATCAATCTGCGGCTCCCATGTCACCGTGCCATCAGTTAAGTCGGTCGTGTACAGTTCAGCATTGATGTGCTTTGCGTTTGCGTCAACCAGGCACACGCGGCTTAAATCACCTCGGTCTAGCTGTATCACTTGATTACCGGTGTGTGCACTGCCTATGCTTTGTTTGACTTTATTGCCAATCACTATCATGTCACCGCGGCGGAAAATGGGCACACGGCCATCAGGTGGCAGGCGCACTGCATCGATGCCGATGATTGAACTATCAAGCGGAATATTTGACTGCACCACGGTGTTGTAGCGCACGGATTCAGGCGTAAAGCCTTTTGTGCTGGCCAGCTCATAAAAGCCGGTTTTGGTTTCAATCGTGCCGGTGATGTCGCCCGCAATCACTCCGTTAGCGCCCGCAGTGCCAACAATCAAACCACTCTGGCCATTGGCGTAAGCTGTGAAGCTTTGAGGCTTAACTGGTGCCGCGAGAGTGTAGCCATAGGTTTGTTTACCCAACAGGCCGCCCACCGCGTACACGCCAGCCAACACTTTGATGGTGCCAAGTGCAAGGCTTGGATTGGTAATGGCCAAATCGCCGTATGCTGACAATGTGCCGACTTCTTCACCGTTTCCAGTCAGGCTGTTGATGTTGCGATACAGGCGGCCCATGCGCTCGTATACCTTTGCACCGCCAACCTCAAACACAAACGAATTGGGCACGCACTGAAGCGGCTGTGGCTTGCCCGTCAGTACATTGGTTGAGTAATAGCTGATGGCTTGTTTACTGGAATAAATCCGTGTTGCGGTTGATTGCAGCTTGTAAAAATAGGAGTTGGGGCCAGGCAATGGAGTGACATCGCGACTAACAATTTTAAAAATACCCCATTCACCAATACTGCTTTGATGCAGTATCGCTTCGGTTGACTCCCAGCTTGGTGTAACACAATCGCCCTTGATTGAATTAAAAGGCACGATAAACAGGCCGGTTGAATAGTCTATGCTTGATCCAACCACCAATTTACCGTTACGCATCAATTGTCCGTTGCCGTTATCGGTGAATACAAACATATTGCGTTCTTGAACCTCAACAAAATCGGTGCCCATATAGTTCCAGGCTTTGATGTCCTCGTGGTAATACAAGTCGGCCACAATCTTAGTTGTGCCGCGCACAGTTGGGCCTATGCTGCCCGATATTTGGGTTGCTGTGGTTTCAAGGGTAAAGCTGGTTTTTGCGTACTCGTCTGCGTAGTAATCAAAGCCAATGTCTGCTTCAGCAATACTGCTTCCAGCGTTTAGGTAGATTTGGCCGCCTGCGTAGTCCACACGGCCTGTTAGTGCTCCAGTTAAAGTGCCTTGGCCATTGTCAGTGACTGTGCTGGTGCCAGTGTTAATTTTGACAGTACCAGGCTTAATAATCGGCTGTGGCACTTGCAACAGCGACAGCTCTGGGTTCAGCGTGACAGGCACAATCACGCTACCAGCATCTTTGTCGTTGATGGTTTTGTAAAAATCGACTGGTGCCCAAGTGATGATGATTTTTGAACCCACATCCGGCTGTTCAGGCAGTGAAATCACAACCGACCCGGTGCGTGCGACAGACCCACGGATTTTGCCTTCTTTGTCGCGTAAATTATAATCACCGTGGTCGGTCAGCTCATACCACGCGCCTTGCGACATCCATGCAACTGACACGGAGCCGTTCGTCGGCTTCGGGTTTAAAAGCGGCGCCCATTCTGTGCCTTGGTTTGTGTCATCAATATTAACGATGGTAGAGCATGAGGAATTGCTGACTTTTGCTGCCGGCACTGCTTGAATTACCGCGTTATACAAAGCAGGCACATTGCGTATCACTGCATTGTCGTAATCGATTGTGAGCACGTTCTTGCCATCAACAAGTTGGCCTTGGGCATTGTCTTCGTAATTCAATAATTCAACGCTGCCCGGCAGTACAGACTGATTCAAATACAAATCGCCGGCAGCGCGGCTGCCAGTAAACACTGCCTGTCTTACGCCAGTTTCTACCCAATAAGCTGTCTTACTTGGGTATTGGTCTATTAGCGCTGTTTCGACCAAACTGGTGGGCACGATTTTTTCAAAGATGTCGTCGACACGGATCGTTGCAGATTGTGCCGTTATCGGTTCAACAAGTGCGCGACAGCCGTAATATGTGGCTGTGTCAGCGACCTGAGTTTCAAGAATCTTGGTCGGTGGGTTTGTATAGCCTTTGGATGAGGGGTAATCTACACCAGTAAAGTCACGGCCCAATGCGTTTGAAGTTTCCATCTTAACTACACGTCTTTGGAACTCCTTGCCTTCAGGGTCTTCAAACGTGCGAATTTCGTGTGTCATTGTCAAAATGCGGAAATATTCTTGCACTGGCAATTTGTTTTTTTCTTCAAACGACAAGCAATAGCGTTCGCCAACGATAGGCAACGGGGCTTCAACACGCTGGTATGCTTGAATGATGCGTGACCCGGCAAGTTGTCGGCCGAGCAATGTCATGCGTGATTCGATGGTTGGCACACTGTACGCCTCAATGCGCGGCAAAATGTCTTTGCGTGCTTCGCCATAGTTTTGTGCTTTGAACAGTAAAAATGAGACGTTCTCCATTACAGGCCGCTCAGAGATAATGCAATGGCCGCCGTACAACGGCTCCTCATCCTCTCGCAACACTGCTGGGTAAACCAAGCGTGCATTGAATGCACCCATCGTGCGGTCAACGTCTGAGACCGGCGGGAATAACTCATTGTCTGCGCCGGTTAATGCTGTACCGCGCATCAGGCCGCCGCCATCATCTGTGTCGGTCAAGCGTTCGGATGGGTAGATTTTGAGGTCTTGCTGGGTTAAACGTGTTGTTTGCTGTGCCATGACTGAAGCCTTTAAATAGTAAGCTTCAGTATAAAAAAAGACGCTGTTTAAAGCGTCTTAGGGAATGAGAGTACAAACGGTTTACATGGTCATCAATTGAATTGACAAGGTATAGCGATCCGCTCCAGCTTCAGGCGTGGCATAGCGAACTGGCTCAACTTTATTGAGCGAATTGTCGTGGTATCGAAAGCCAACCGTAAACTGGCGGCCATCGTAGTGGGTTAATGTCAGTTTAAGATTGGGAACATCAGTCCAGGTACGTAATGTTTCAACCAATGTACGCCCAAACCACACCCAATCACCATCAAGCGTAATTGGCCGGCCTGCTTGTTTAATGCTTTGCTGGACCAATACCGCGCCTGCGAGACTGTATACTGGTTGTGTTTGCGAAATGGCAGACCATGCAAATTCATCGCTCCAGTGCATGTCCTGGTCAAACTCCAATGTTTCACCGGTGTCGTTACGTTTTAATTTCCAATTCGCCATTACATGCCCATCCTTTTCATTTCATCTAAAATTTGATTCATAAACTGGCTCACAGCCGCATCTACCAAGCCTTGGTCACGGCCAGCTAAAGCATTTTTCAAAGCACTGGCTATCTGATTGGCCATACCTGCGGTGGCTTCTACAGGAACGGTTGCCGTCCCGACATTGATTTCAATCGGTACTTGTTCGGCTTGCGCTTGTGTCGCGGCTTGTTCGGCGGCAATGCGTTCTGCTTCGGCTTGCTGTTGAGCACGTTCTTTTTCAAGTGCTGCTTGGCGTTGCTTCTCAGCATAAATTTGCTCTTGTAGTTTGATTGCATTGCGGTAATCGCCAACAGCCTCACGGTTTTGAGCGGCTTCGGCTTCTTGCAATTTCAAATTCAGCTCACGTATCTTGGATTGCTGTTCCAAGGCTTCACGCTTGGTTTCATCGCCGCGCGCAGAGGCCAACTCAGCTTCTAAGCCTGCACGTGTGTCTTCGGCCTCGTCACGCATGGCTTTAATCTTTTGCCGTGCCTTGTCTATGGCTTCATGCAGGTTTTTAAGTGTGGTGCTGTCCAACTTACCAAATCGGGCATTGGTTGCTTCTACCGCGGCGGCTAAGTCTTTTTGGTTGACTGTGCCGGCTTCAATTTTTTGGTTCAAGTTTTCAGTGGCTTTTTGGGCGCGTTCTGTCTGGTCTTGATAAATCTTGACGTAGCGGTTGTACTCTTTGAAAAATGCAAGTACATCGCCGCCTGGATGATATTTCATCTGCTCACGCACTGCTGAAATCATATTTTTGTATGCTTCAGCATTGTTGATGATGCTGCGGTCAAAGATTGCCCAGGTAATCGCTTTGTACGACTTAGCTGTGCCAGTTGCTGATTTTGTCGCACTGGCCACGCCATTGGTGGCACCTGCTTGCTGTTTTAAAGCTTCTGTGGTGCTTTTAGTGGCCGCTTGCTGCTCTGCATTGGATTTTTTAACGTCTTCAGCAAGCTGCAAGCTTGCTTTGCCCGCATCATCAATGACTACTTTGTAGCCGTATGTTTCAGCGCGTGCTCGTACCCATGATTTGCTTTGTATGTCACCCGAGGCCAGTGCTGCATCTGCCGCGCGCTTAAAGCCGTCTGCAAGCCCATCAGTCGTTGCTTTTCCGGAGTCTTTGACACGTTCAAATGCGGCTTGCATGTCTTTGGCTGAATTGCCTAATGCTTCCTTCGTTTTAATTCCAAGCTTTTCAAATGCCTGGTTAACAGGGTTTAAAGTGTTGTTAATCTCTTGTAATCGACTGTTTGCATTGATGATGCCTTGCTCAACGTCGCGCATGGACAACGCGCCGGTTGTGCCGAACTCTTTGATTTTTTTCTTAGCAAGGTCAATATCAGACTGATTAGCGGCCGCTTTCAGCATCTCGTCAATCGCACCACGCACCACAGCACCGGCATTCATGCCGCTGGCTTTCATTTCATTGAAGCCAGCACGGATTTTGTCGATGTTACGCTGTGCCGTCAGCATGGCCATGCTGGGTTCATTCATTGCAGCGGTGATGTCCACACCCAAGGTTTGCGCGGCGGCTTTTGCACCAATCAAGGCTTGGGGTAACTCTTTGGCTTTTGCCGTGGTGTTTTGCAGTGCTGCGTTGACTGGGTTCAAGGTGTTGTTGATGTCTTGCAGCTTGGTTTCTGCTTGCATCAAACCTTGTTCGACCTGACTTGCCGACATTGCACCTGTAGCGCCAAATTCACGCCATTTTTGTTTGACTGCTTCAATGTCGGCTGGGTTAACCGCGGCTTCTAGCATTTGGGCCATTGCTTGGCTGACTACAGAACCCGCATTGATTCCACCAGCACTCATATCTTTGAAGCCAGTTTGTAACAGGTCAATTTTTTTCTTGGCTTCGCTTACTGCTGGACTAATTTCGCTCATTGCAGCACGTACATTAATGCCCATGCCGTCAGCTGCACCTTTGGCGGCCTTAAGTGCTGGGGACATTGCCTCAAGTTCTTTGGTAGTAGTTTTGGCCGCCAAGCCAGCTTCTTGTAAAGGCTTAATGACCTTGGCAATCTCTTCGTCACTTGCGCCAATTTTTTTAGCTGACTCAGTCCATTCAGTTTGTGCTTTTTGCGCGGCTACCTTAGCGGCCACAGCGACTTTATTCGCTTCTGCGGCTTGTTTTGTTGCGGTTTCTTCAGCATCTGTACCAATGGCAGCATTGGCAGTGTCTTGCGCCTCCTTGGCCTTGTCGGCAGCCTCTATTGCAGCCTGTGCCGCGGCTTGATACGCTGCCTTAGCTTCGGTTTCAAGACGTAAAAACCGTTGCTGTTCTGATTCAATTGCACGGTCAGCGGCCTGAACGGCTTTAGACTCAAAATTCATAGCAGCATTGTGAGCCTTACCGAAATGCTTATCTGATGCTTCTGATAAGCCTTTAGCTGCCTCTTCAAAATTCTTAGAAATGTCACCAAATGTTATTTTGGACAAGCCCTCAGCCATCAAAGCAAATCCGCCCAATGATGTGCCTACAACCAAATCTATACCTATACCCAATGCCGCTATACCGTCCCGTAACACGCCTATGGTGATATTCACACCATCAATAATACTTTTGACTATGTCAAAATCTTGATCTGCGTTGCCGCTTAATGTGTTAAATGCCTGGCCAACCGCATTAATACGATCCACAATTGAGGTAATTAAATGTGCAATGGTCAGACCTGCTTCTTTGACGCCTTCATACGTGCCGACAAACGCATCTTTAATACCACCCGATACTGTGGCGTCCATGCCCGCCATCTGCGTTTCCAACCACGTGATGGATTCACCGATGTCTTGCATCACCTTGATTGCAGCGTCTGCAATACCGCCTTCGCCAAAACCATTTAACAACTCATTAAACTGGTTTTTTAGTATGTTGATTTGCCCACTTAAAGTATTTGCATTGGCTGCGGCTTCTCCTGCAAATACTTCTTCCAGTGCCGCGCCAAACCTTGGCAAGAAGTCTTCAGCACTGATGCCAGACTCAACCATTTTTTCCAGTTCCGCAGTGGTTACACCCATAGACTTCGCAGCGATACCCATTGCAGGTGTCAAACGCTCACCAAGCTGTTGACGCAATTCCTCCATGCTGACTTTGCCTTTACCGGCAATTTGGCTCAACGCGAGGAACACACCGTTGGCATCATCGGCCGATAAGTGCATTGCAGCGGCTGCATGGGCCACGCCACTGAATATTTGTTGTGTTTGTTGTTGAGTGATATTCAATTCTTTTGTGGCTGAGGCAAGGCTGCCATAGCCCTTAGCGGCACCTAATACTTCCAAACCCAATTGGTTTGAAATATTGCGCACAAAGTCCAATTGCTTACCACCTTCTTCAACGCCTCCAAAAGCATAATCAAGGCGTTGGCGCACGGCTTGGAACTCTTGTGTTGTACGTAATACCGCACTCAAGCTTTCTTTGACCCCGTACAAACCAGCGGTGACGCCAGTTAATGCCATCGCCTTTTTACCAATGTTTTGCAGTGACTCTGCAATGGGATTCATTGCGCTGGGCATACTGGCGGCTTCGCCTTTGAGTTCGCGTATTTTTTGGCGGTGCAATTCAGTGGCACGCGCAAGTTGTGTACTGCTTAATGTGCCACTGGCTTTTAAACGCTCATAAGCGGCCTGTATTGCATTGATTTCGGCAACATTGCGCTCGTCAATGTCAAGGCCTAGTTTTGCTTTATCGGATGCCAGTTGATTTAGGCGCTTGGTTTTTTCAGTGACAATGCCGAGTTGGCTTTCCAAGGCTTTGACTTTTGCGGTGTAACGCTCGGTGGCACGTTCCAATTGTGAATTGGTCAAAATGCCGCTGGCTTTGAGCGTTGCGTAAGCTGTGTGAACATCAGCCAATTCTTTACTGGCTTTATCATCCACATCAAACCCAAGTACTGTCTTTGCCGCCGCAATGCGTTGAAGTTGCTTGGCTTCTTCGGACATGATGCCTAGGCTTTGTTCCAATGCCCGTACTTTTTGATTGTGCAAATCGGCAGCGCGACCAAGCTCCTCATGACTCAATGTGCCGCTGTTTTTTAAGTCTTCATACGCTTGTTTGACAGCCTGAATTTCAGCACGCGCGCGGTCATCGACATTCAAACCTAATGTGGTTTTTGCCGCTGCGATGCGCTGTAACTGTTTTGCTTCGTCAGACACAATGCCCAATCTGCGTTCCAACATTTGTACTTTTTGTGCGTGCAATTCTGCCGCGCGGCCAAGTTCGGCTTGGCTGAGTGTGCCGCTGCGTTTCAGTTCTTCAAATGCTTGTTGCGTAGCGGCCAACTCATTGCGAGCATGCTCATCAATATTTAATCCTAGCTGAATGCGTGCGGCGGCCAAGGTTTTTAAGCGCTGTGCCTCAGTAGTTAATTCAGCCAGTTTGCCTTTGACCGCCTCGGAGCCAGCCTGTAATTGCTTCAGGGTTTGATGTAGATTTTTAGTAGAAATGCCCGCATCAGCCATTGCGGTACGGGTTTGCGATACTTTTTGATTTAAAGACTCTTGCTGACTTGTCAGTGATTTTGTTTCTCTGATGGAGGCCTGTAGTTGCTTCTCAAGCGATTTCGACGGGCTGACGTTAAACTCGGCAGCCAATGCCGCTGTTTTAAGTTTAGAGGCTTCAAGTGCTTGGCCCACATCTCGCGCTTCAAGTTTAAGCTCGCGAAAGCGGGCAATCAGTTTTTGATTGTTTTCTAACTGTTGCCATTGCTGCGTCAATTCAGCGCCTTCACGCCTTAAATTGGATGTGTCTATACCAGCAGCTTCAATTTCATCTGCAAGCCGCGATACTGACTCGGTGCCTTTTACATCGGCTTTTATTTCTAAACCAGCCTCGAATTTTTTAGCCATGTCCAATGAATATAATTTGTCTATAATGCTGCAAATTATTTCGTTTTTAATGGGTTATTGTGTCTGACGGCACAAGAGTACAAGGGGTGGTAATGGTTAATTTGTATGATTTACTTAGTGTCAAACCATCGGCAACAGTTGAGCAAATTCAAAGGGCATTAATCAATGCAGCACAAAAAAGAACTCTGAATCTTGAACAGCTCGAAAAGATTAAAGTCGTGTTGTTGAATGACTCATCGCGTGCTCAATACGATGCAAAGTTATTTGCAAACTATCCTGATATCAAAGCCCAATTTGATGCTGATAGAGCTGAAATTGAAAATCGTGAAGCATTGCAGGCTCAAAAGCTTGCACAAGCAGCTAAAGCAACACCAGAGACACAAAATAATAATTTCATTTCGGGAGCAAAAAAAATGGGGTTTGGATTAAATAAATTGGTCCAAGGTGTCCTTGGCAACATGAGCGAAGTTACTCTTGATGAGTTGGAACAACAATTTAACCGCTACCTATTTGATCAAGAAAAAATTACTGTTGGTTATAAGTTAGTGCGGGATGTCATAGTTTTTACAGATCAACGAATCTTATTCATTGATAAGCAAGGTGCATCAGGGAAAAAACAAAGTTTTAAATCGATTTATCTGATGAATATTGTGGATGTGGAAATGGAAACCGCAGGCATGGGCTTGGATGATAGTGAAATCAACATCTATTGCTTACAGAATATTTACCGCAAAGCTCACCAGGCACAAATGGTTAAATTCAAATTTGAATTTCCAAAATCGACTGATATTGTGCCACTTTACACCATGCTTGGCAGCTTGGCTTATCAAAACAGACTTGAAATTAACCAGCCTGAATAAGGCGTATTTTATTGACTTCAAGTTATGCGGATTTAAGGCAATATTTGTTTCGTTTTGCTATTTCTCATAATTTCAATGGAGAAATACTTTAAAAACCTTACGTATTTGACAGGAGAATTCATGCACAATAGCAATACCGTTTTAGATGCAATCGTAAGTTTGCATCAAGAGCAAAAAAGTATTTTTCCAAAGGATTTAATCGACATTCTTGAAATTGAAGAGGATGAACTCATGTCGATTTTAGATACGCTTTATCTTTCAGGTAAAATTACTGCCAAAGTTCGTACCAGTAAACAGCGGCACAATTTAGGTGCCGCGTTAGAATATGGTTTTATTGTTCCGGTTGTATAGATGGCTCTTTCCGAACATGCATTTCGGTCAGCACCCAATCGTCCCCAGCATGGTCAAAAGTCAGGTGGGCTTTGGAAATGGCCTTAAAATCGTCACTTTCTGGCCATTTGCCTTTTTGCATGCTCTGATTAACTGTCACGCCAAAGGATCCGCTTTGCGTTCCCAGGTAAGGAATTGGTGAGGTAATGCGCAATTCTTCGGTTGCTGGGTCGTACTCTGCTGTAAAAGTGATTTTTTTCATGATTTTCCTTTGCAATACAGGCCGCATTAAGCGGCCTGTGCATTAAATATTGTCTAAAAATGTACCAATGTTCACTTAAAATTGCACCACTTACTCAATTTCTGTGAACGTGTATGGCGCATTCGTACCGCTTTTGACCACAGTGCCGGCCAAAGACGATTCCGCAAAATCATCACCAAACCAGTCGATTTCTGAATCTGCGCCAACCGATACGGATGGGATGTGCAAGGTGCCAGCTTTGCCAGTAGTGCGGTTTTCACCTTCAATCATGATTTCCAGTTTCAAGTTATCCAGCACGCCAGCCTGAATTTGGAAGCCTTTAACCGCTTTGGTTTTGAATGATGCTTTGATAGAGTCACCAGCCAACACAGTGTTACTGCCTTCATTAATTTGAATCATGCCTAAACCAGCATGTACTTGGTAAGCCGTTTTGTCTACTACGGTATCTGTTGAGGTTTTGAGAGCCACAGTGTCGGGATCAATGTTGGTTTTGCCCAAAGCATACCACTGGCCTTGTTGACCAATTTCAATAATGGCGTCTGTCACGGTTTCTTCGGCTTGGTTAAAGTCAGCGTCTTGGCCCATCAGCGCCATTGCCAAATTGTGACGGTCAATCGTGTCACATTTCATGCTGAATGTGGTCGGTTTTGGGGTGGTGATGCTGTCTAAAGCCACACCATACGTGCCTTTTTGTTTGCTGATGCGTTCTTTCGATTCCGATTCTGACTTTAGCGCCAAAGAGGTTACGTTGCCCACATCCACAAAACCAGCACCAGGAATCATCTTATTTTTGATGTAGGTTTTACCGGCAAAAATCATGCCATTGTCTGCTTGTCGTGCCATGTCTTTACTCCATTTCTAAAATATTATTTCAAAGGTTTTAATGCGGTTTAAAAGCGGTTAATTTGCGTTCACACAAACGGTGGTAGTGAAGCTAATCGGGTAAAAGGCATAACCATCGTTGTATTCAATCGGCGGCGAATTGCTTTCTGCAAACGGGCTGACTACAAACTCTTTACCAGGGTCCCAACCTTGCAATGCTTTTTTGATAGCTGTTAGGGTTGCGCCAGTTTCATACAGTGTTGATTTGCCGCCTTCTGAATAGCGTGCGCAGTAAACCAAGGTAAAAAACAAAGTATTCTTTTGCAGTTTTCCTTGGCCTGCTGAGCCATCTTGTGTATGGCCACCGTAAACCACATACACCGCACCATGTGCCGGTGCCGTTTTGCGTTTTTCCTTGGCCTCGTTCATAAACACTGCCAAGTCACTGGCTTCTTTAACCAACATCACACCAGGTATGCTGCGGACCTGGTTCAATAACTCAGGGTAAACCGCCAGCATGTTGTCATGCATCTGCAAAGCCATACTTACGCTCCTATCAGGCCGTTAAGCCAATCATCAAGTAAATCGTCAACATCTTGGTAATCGCCAGATGACAAACCCAGAAATGGCCGTGCGGGCATTTTGGCGGTACCTTCTTGGAGCCACTTCGCATACATTTGGCCAGAGCCGACAATCACGCTGTCTTTACTGGCTTCGTATGTGATGCCACGCAGTAAAGTGCCGCGATGCACCAAAATACTGCCTTTTTTGCCTTTGGCCGCTTTGGTTGAGCTGGCCAGATCTGCCCATGCCTTGCCATCTGCATCGGCTTTGGACTCGGCAATACGCAAGCGCGTACTGCCTTCCAAAACAGCACCGATTGATGCCATGACTGGTTTTAAATCATCCATTTGGCCAGCAAGCTTGGTAAGCCGTTGGCTGATGGGGGTTAGGTCTGCTTGAATGATTAAACGCATCAGTATTTGCCTCCAATGTCGGCCCATGATGCTGGGGGCTGATTTGGAATCACTGTGCAACGAGATGGATTGGTGGCCTTGGGGGTGGCATTGGCATCAAGCATTTGCGGGTTTTTAACCACGTCTTTAAACCAGCTTATGGCTTGTTTGTAACGGGCTTCAACAATGTCAGTCACACCGTTTTCATACAGGTAGTAACGGGCAATGTCGCAAGTCTTGATAACCAATGCTTTAGGCGGTGTCTTTAAAACCAAACCAGCGGCCTGTAAATACGCACCCGCTTCAGCTTCTGCATCCTCAATGGCTTTTTGCAACACACTGTCATTGAGGACTGCATAGGCTTCTCGGTCTGTGAGCTCAATCAGCTCTTTTTTGCCAAAGCGCTCGAGCAAATCGTCGCGGGTGATGATGGCCATGGCTATGCCTTCGCTGTCGCAACCAAACCAGGACGCAACACCAATGGCAATGGGTTAGATTGCGCATGGATGCTCCAGCCTTTGTCATGCTGCAACTTTTCTCGGCTGGCGTAATACGGCAATGCTTTGGTGTTCACTGTGGCGTTCATGTCAGCTGGTGCAAAGTATTCAACGAACGTGCTGCGCGTACCCAAAGGCAATATCAAACCTTCGCCTTCAGTGATTTTTGCCCCGGAATCACCAAATTCACCATCGTATTGCATGAATTGGTAGCCATTGTGTTCAAACATGATTTGATTTTCATTGGCTTCACGGTATGCGGCACCGTCACGGTAACGCTCATACAATTCTTTGATGGAATCGTGGTATTTCAATGCCGCCATAAATTCAGGGCTGCACAACACCAACCACTTGATGAGGAATTCGCCTTTCAAATGCTTGCGCATTTTGGTTGAGGTTTCATCCATCACAGCACCGACTTTTGTACCTGCGGTGCCCAATTTCCAGTCAAACACTTGGCGCGGCAGGTTGAATTCGTCATAGATGTCATACAAAATCGAGCCATCAGCATCTAAAATCTTGCCTTGTAATGCGCCCAACTGCATGTGCTCGCGGGTGAATTCCAAATTGGATTTGGAATCTGCCAATTTGTCATTGACCACAGAATCAACGGTTTGAGCATTGGTGCCACCAAACGCACGCACGTTTTGCACTTCATCTGCGCGAATAACATCATCCACCGGCAAATGTGGAATTTTGAAGGTGCGAATATTGCGTTTGCGGCTTTCCACTGGTTCACCAGGCAAACCACGTTCTTTGGATTGCACCAACTTCAATGTGCCTTCCAAGTGCTCAACATCCACATGAGTGGTGGTTAAAGGCTTAGGTGTGAACAAACCCAAGCTGCGGATTTGAGTGGGATTAGTGGGTAAAGCGTTAATGGCTTCGGTCATTGCTTGAACGCCGAAACGGCTGTCGCTGCTTAATGGCATTTTGTTTTCCTTGTATTATTAGGCTAATGGTGTGCCTTGGTAGATAATTCCAAAGGCATCGCCTTGCTTGGCCAGGTCTTCAACCGTTTTGGGCAATTCTTCAGTACCACCTAAAGCTGTGCTGATGGCGGCTTCACTGACCAGTGATAAATCAATGATGCAGCTGTGTGGTTGCACCACCACTTGGCCATCGCTTTCGTCTGTCAATGCCACTAAAGGCATTTCACGCAGTGGGAATTCCACCAAGGCACCGGCTTTTGTACCAATGGCTGCGGGCACGGTAGTCCGAGTTAAACGAGAGGCATCCCACTTTAAAAAATCACTGATAGTAGGACCGAGGGTGGCTGGATTGCTTTTAGACATAATTGGCTCCATTGTTTTTGCGGGCAGCTGCATCGGCAGCTAATCCAGATAGGGTGGCTCCAGGCTGCTTGTCTTTTAGCGTTGAATCACTTAACAAGCCACCAGGCACTGCAGGTTTGGCATGGCCACTTGGTGCCAAGTCAGCAATCATGGCTTTCGCATCTTCTGGCTTGGCAGACAACAGCACGCCATAAGTGGCGGCGGAAACACCTTTAAAACCTTTGCCGTCTTCATTGCGATGGAAGCCAGCGGCAGACAGTTCAGCATCCACTTCGGCTTCTTGTGCCGCTTTTTCAGCATCGGCCTTTTCAGCTTCCAATTTTTCATTGGCCGTTTTTAAATCTGCTTTTTCTTGTTCCAGTGTCGCCACTTGAGCTTTTAAAGCGTCCATTTCTTGCTGTTCTTCAGGTGTCATGGGTACATGCTCCTCTGATGGTTGTGGTAATAAACCAGATAACGCCGATGCGCTTGTATTTGGATCCACCCCCACGGCCGTAAACGACACTTCACGCACCACACAATCACGCCAAATGCTCAAAGGTCCAGAAACCTCCTTGCCATTTACGGTAGTGGTAGCCCCTGCGGCCAACTCTTCAGAACGACCAACTGCAACATGAACCGACATTTCCCACGGGAATCCTTCATCCGAAGCTTGGGCAATGAATTGACCCCATTCATTGCTCAAAAATGTGCCAGTTACCAACAAACCTTTGTCAGGGTCTACCGATAACGTGCCACTGCCTGCTGGCTGCATGTGTTCGTGCAATATAGCCACTTTGGGTTTGTGTTGAATGTTGTCGAGGTCAATGACGGTATTCCAGCCCCAGCGAGAAAAAGGGAGACCGCTGGTAGCCACACCACTGAATTTACGTGGGTCGTCGCCATTAGCTGGCTTGATGTCTACATTGATGCCACTGGATAACTTGGCTTCAATGCTTTTTGGGGGGGTGGGGGTTTTCGTAGTCATGGGGCAATTGTGCCGCCATGATGGCGTTAAGGTGTCTGACGGGATACGAGTACGAGAATCAGAGGGAAACTAACACCCCAATATCCTGAAATTTGCCAAATTGGCAGCAAATGGGGTTTGGCAAACCTGCATGGCTCTTGTAAAGGCTGTAAAGACCCTGTAAAGAACGATTCTGAGAGGGGTTTAATGCTTTGGGTATACCTTTGTATCACCCGCATGAAAAAAGCCCGTTTAAGGGCTTCTGTGGCGATTTTGAATTTTAAGACTTATTGCTTATACCGTGGGTCAGATTGCAAGGCTGCTTGCAAGACGGCTTTATGGGGTTTCAAACTGTCAAATTCGTCACAGGCTTGCATGATGAAATCGGCAACAAGTGAGAAGTGTTCAGCAGGCACATGACTAATGGACAAAACCTCCCCATAGTATTGACCTTCAAACTCATCGCTAAAATCGGGCAATTGGGTTTGTAACTTGGGCAGCATAAAGTTAAACAAATCATAGACGGCACGTTTACCCAACTGCACATCACGGATAACTCCGTTTGCATGGATGATTAAATTGTCTATGCTCATAATGACTCGCTTACTAAAAATTGTATTTTTGCTTGTTGTTCTTGTGGCAATGATAACACATAGGCAACTAATTTCATTCGGTTTAATTGATTCAATTGGCGTAAATCCAATGGAACAATATCAGCTTTGGCCAAATGTTTTTGGATGTTTAGCTGATGGTCTTTCCACCGCAGCTCAGTATCAGCAAAGTATTGGTTAAATTTATCAACTTTAAACAGGTTTCTTGGGTCCTGAGTGTACATAAAGTCAATCGTGGTCCATTGCTCTTTCGGTTTGTCAGCATCAACAATATAGAAGTCGGGGGGTGTTTCGTTTTCCAATGCGTAACGCTCAAGTTTTACATTGTGAGCGACTTGCCACCGCGCTGCTGCATCTGCTTCTGATGGTTTTGCAATCCCATCCAACACATCGACCAGTAAACGCCCAATCTCTTTTTTGGAAACTTTCGCAGGTAATGTGGTGGTTTTGATGCTGTCTGGCATGTTGAATCGCTTGGATAACCACGACTCACGCGATTGAATCAAACTGTCTAAAGCATCCGTGCCGTGTTTGTCACCAAACAATGCATCCAATGCACCCAGACGATCACCGTGGTTATGGGCAAAACTGGGAGTAATGTCAGCTGGAATATTGACCACTTCACCAGTGCGCTGATTCACCACATCGACGACTTCAACCTCTGGCTCATCTGAAATGCCGTATTTTTCTGCCTGCTTGCGTGTCAATTGGGTCACACTGCACAAACAGCCGTAACCATTAGGTGGATAAATGGTATTCCACAGCTCATGCTCAACAGGTAACACCAAGCCATAATAGCGCTTGTGCGCTTCACGCGGATTACTGGCCGCACTGGCGTTGTAACGCAAATATGGCAAAGCCGATTTTGTTGACTGGATTCGTTGCCATTGTCCGGCTGCATATGCGGTGGCCATGTTGGTTTGGAAGATTGTTTCAAGACGGCGGGTACTGCCAAGCTGTACTACTTTTGCTTGCTCATCCAAAGGGTCCAACATGATTTGCTCGCCCCACCAACCACGGCTCATTAAATACGGTTTTAAACGCTGTTTAAACGCATTAAAATCACTGCCAGTTGTAATAGCATCTTCTAGGGCCGATTTCACTTCAGCCAATAAGTCAGCATCCAGCATTTTTGCAACCGTAAAAGCCACTGCATGTTCATGCATCCACACATCTTCATAAGCAAAGCTTGGCAACAGCTTCTTGGACTTCAAATACTCCAACGCAGCACGGTCTATCAATCCAATGGGGTTGAGTTCAATTTCATCCATGGCTTTGAGCCTCGCTGCCTTTGATAAACTCATGCACGGCGTCACCCAATACGCGTTGGATCAACGCATTGTCACCCTCGCTTAAGTCCATTCCTGAAAGTTTGGCTTCAAAATCAGCAAACGACTCACATTCATCCAGTGCAGATACAATGGCATCGATCTTGGGTTGTGAAAACCCATTCAACGGATTGCCTTGCTTGTGTTTGCCTGACAGCCTAGCTGACAAAGATGCATTGCCAACATTGGGTGTTTTGACATCATCCGCCAACACAAAGTGGTTGGGTTCAAAACCTAACACATCAATGTAGTAATCTTCGGTAAAACGCAAATTGGCATCTTTGGCATATTTGGTGTCGCGGTCAGCACGTTTATTGTCAATTTCGGTTTTTTTGTTGAACTCAAACCACAAGCCTTTGGGAGCTGTAATGCTTTTGCCATAGGCTTCATTAACCATCAGTAATGCATCAACCAAGTGTTGTGCAGCCAAATTCAGCAAATGCAAATAACCATCAATGCGGTCACCTTTGGTGTTCTCTTCGGTTTCTTGAGCTGCTCGGCTGCCATTTTCCAAGTCTGAGGTCTTGACCTTACCCAGCATGTGTTTTTGAATGCGTGAGTTGGCCATGCGGTCTAGACGTTGAAATGCTTGACCATCGGCGTTGTTTTGTAACATCACAATATCGTCTTCACGGCTCATGTTCATGGCACCACCACTGAGTAGGCTGTAAACCTTGGCAGTTTCGTCATCTACATCAGTGCGGATACTGTCAGTTTTGGTGATCAGCAACGGCTGGGCATAGCGCTGAATGAATTGTGCAGCATAGATGAATCCATGTTTACGTAATGCCACCGCAGGGTACAAACGAGCACCCGCCATTTCGCCCGCTGGATTGGTACTGGTGGCACGATGGGTCAACAACAAATACATGACTTTGGTGTCAACGGTTTCTTCACCACTACCACCCGTATATACAAGGCTGCCATCGGTTTTAGGTGTGTATTTGTCCAACTCCGAAGATTTGTCGCTAATCGTGTCTATGGTTAAAAAGCCATCGTCTTCTTTTGCATAGATGTAACGCAGAACTGCATACCCATTCAGTTTTGCTGTTAAAACCGCCTCAGCCAGCACATGCAGGTGTTTGCGCACGATGCGCCACAGTCTCTATTGCTGACCACTTCGTCATCGGCACCATCGCCCCACAAGCGCCATGAGCGGGCCAGCATGGCCATGCGCAAGTCTTCACGGCAACTTTCGACTTCATCATCTGATGTGATCATGGCATAAGCTTCTTGGCGCGATATACCCAAGCGCTCCAGAAGCTGGTCTGTGCTTTCGCCACTGGCCATCACCATGTCTAAAGCGTCACTGGTAGCAGAAGTCAGGCTGTTAACGGAGGTTTTAAGCTGTTTTTTCTGTGCTTTGATTTTGGATTTTGATTTGCTCATTTGTATTACCTTTAAAATCGTGGCAATTGCGGTGTTGGGATGTGTATGACTTTGGTGGGCTTCCGATTGGCCCCAGTGGTTGCAGCCATCCACAGCATTTGTAATGCGTCAGGGCCATCGTCGTGCTCATGGTTTGGCCATTCACGCAATTGACTGATCAGTGTTTGGTGGCTTTGGCTGAGTTTGACAAACCCATTGGCAAAGTGCGGTTGTATGCTTTCAATGCGCAACTCTTTTTCGACCGAAGGTGTAACACCACGCGCTGGCACGTGTATGCCCAACTTGGCAGACTCTTTTACCAATTCATCCTTAAAAAACTCTTGAAACTGGACCGTTTCAATTACCCATACCTGACAGCCATATTGCTTTTGCAACTCGATAACTTCTTGAATGATCAGGCTTGGCACCCGCTTTTTAATCCTGGCTTCTTCTACAAACAAAATGCCTGTTTTCTTTTGATAGCCTCCGACCAGGATGGCAGAAGGGTCACGGCCTTTGCCTTTCTTGCCCAGTGAAGGGTCAACCGCGCCGTAATACACCACATCCAATGGCATGGCTGCATAATATGAACCATCAATGTATTCAGAGAAAATGGCCTCATCTGGATTGCCAGGCTTGTTTTGATACTCAGTGTTAAAGACATCCACGCCATCACGTGCGCGGATTTTCATCAACACAAGCAAAGGCCGCTTCGACCAACTTACTTCGCTGCCTGCAAGCATTTCGGCTTCATGGGTGGCATAGAAAGCCTTCGCCGGCTCTTCACCTTCGGTGCGATAAATGTTTTCCCATTCATCCCACAAATCCATCCGATCTGGCCACTTGAGAATAGAAGAGAACAGACTGCTGCGCCAAAATGGGTTTTTAAGCGTCTGAGCCAGCACACTGTCAATGTGCAAAACCGTGCCGACATAGAAAATGTCGCACTTATTGCCCGCACCGCCCAGTGGCTGAATCACGCGGGCAATCCAGTCTTTCAACTTCTTGCGCAAACGCTCATTTTTAACGTGGTCATCGTTCTCCAAGTCATCGAGGTAAACCACATCAGGACGGTTGGCACCATTCTTGGCACCACGGATTTTTTGACCTTGGCCATAGGCTTTAATCTTGTTGCCTTGGCGTGTGCGTACCTCACCAATGCGCCATATCGCGCCTTTACCGCACACTTCTGGATAGTCCAAGGCCAATGCAGTGTTGGTCTCCAATTCGGTCTTAATGCCTTCGATAATGCCATCCGCTTGTTCTTCGGTATCAGACACAATCACATTATTGTGTTTGACGTTGCGCACTTCGTCATACAAGGTTTTGATTTGGGCTATCAATGTGGTTTTGGCTTCACCACGGGGAGCCGCCACAACCAACGATATGGACTCGGCTTCTTTTTCTACTTCGGGTAAGGTTTTATAAGCCCATTTATGGAATGCTGACTCCGTGTCATCAGGGAAGTAATGCGGGAAATAGGTTTTGGCAAAGAAACGGAAACCAGCTTCATCCCCAACAAACACCTTTGCACGGCGGGTTTTGATGTCGTCTGGCTTATCGGACAGGCCGACTTCAACCGCTTCCATCTTGCGGATGATGTCAGCACGAATGGCCAACATTTGTTGGCGTAATTCGTCTTTACTCAGTTTTGGCGATGGACTTCTGGCCATGGTTAAAACTCCCGTTCAATAATGGCCTGAAAATCGTCAAACATCATCGCAAAATCACCCATTAATTCTGGGTATTTGTCACCAATAAACTCAGCCATTAAACGCACGGTACGTATGGCCACAGCCGCCTCTTGGGTTTCAGGTAGGATTTTCTTACTCGCTGAGATAGCTTTATTGAATGAATCGGCCAGGCTAGATAACACACTGGCTTTGTTTTCCGCAGACATTTGAGCGGTTTGCATTTCTTGCATGGTTGAGTTGTATTGCAATAGCAAGGCACTCAATATGGCACGGCCAAGGTCTTCAGTGCTTTCACCTGCCAATACATGTGCGGCTTTAACCTTGTCCCAATCGTCACCATTGGCTTTGGCGTCTGCCTTCCAACGTCGGGCTGTCCCAAAGCCTATACCCACTTGTAAAGCGGCAATTTCTAAGGAAAGTTGGTCAAAGACAAAAGCCTTGCGTAACTTGTCACGCGTTTCTTGCGGATACGCCATATCAAAATCCCAAGTGAGCTTTGATAAAAGACATGCCAGTTGAAACCAAACCACTGGACAGAGCACCTGCCACACCGCCAGCAGCGGCACCTGTTAAAGCACCGGCTTTTGCACCGGCTTTGACCGCTTCGCGCTGGATTTCATCTACTTTGCCATCCACAATGTCTAACTTGCTGCTGATTTGCTGCAACATGGCCATGACTTCTTTGTTATCGTTCATTTGTCTGCCTTCCGGTCTAATTTGTCATTGACACGCTCAAGTTTTTGCTCGATACGGTCCAATGCCTTGGTGATGGTTTGGTTTTCTAAAAGAGCCTGTTCACGGCTTTGGTAATCAACACGCATTTGTTGGGTGAGTTTTTGCATGTCATCAACCTGTGTAAACAAACGTCGAACAATTAAACCAATCGCAGCAGCGACAATTGACATCAAAATATTGAAAGCAAATTCGATGGTCATGGTGTGCCTCCCGTTGCCCATAAACGTCAAGCATGGTTTTGGTTTTCTAATTGGCCCACATAGGCACCAAATTCAACCGCATGTTCCAATAAAGCTTGGGTGGTGCCTTGGCTAGGGGCATTGGGGCGCAATGGTTGCACCATCAATTCACCTGGCACCGATGGCATCACTGCCTTTTCAACCACCTTAATGGGTGTATCCAAAGGCTTGGTTGTATTGCCGCAAGCCGTGAGCGCCGAAGCCGTCGATACACTTACCATCAGCAGCACTTTTATCTTTTGCAATCGCATCTTGAATCCCTTTCTTGGTTTCAGCGGCTTGGCGCTGTATGGTTTGATTGGCTTCGGCCAATGCTTTACTGGTTTGCTGGGCTTTGGTTTGCAGTTTGGCCATTTCACTTTGAGATTGAGTAAGCTGTTTCACAAGCAGCTCATTGGCTGTGTTCTTTGCTTCTGCATGGTCAAGCTTCAACTGCACCACTTCTTCTTGCATTTTGTTCACACCACTGGAAAAACCAAGCAGATATGAGCCAAAGAACATCACACAAAAAAACAAGCCAGGAAGCATTCCTAAAAGTCTTTGCCAAATTTTGGTCAACATCTTTATGCCTCCGCTTGAGTCAGTTGGATAATGCGGCGATGGCCACCATTGGGGCATTCATCCAAATCCATCACCCATACTTTTGTATTGGTTTCGGCTTTGATGAGATAGCAGCCCATGTCTGCAATGTCTTCACGCAATAAAGGCAATGGGCAGCCGGTGACAATTACAAAATCCAAGTTATGGTTAACCAGCACCTGTGCTTCTGGGTCTCGTCTACACACCACATCATGCAAACTCAAGACAAAATCAATTGTTTTAGCGCTTATGTCGGCCTTATCTAAAAGGCTGGTATTGATTGCTTGCAGGCGCTTAAACAATAAGCGTAATAAGCGAAAGCTGGTTGGTTTCTTATTCTTCATTGTTGGTACCTTCAATTTTTTTGGTTTCCACATCTTGCTTGGCAGCAATCCAACGACGCCCCAATGCATACCCGCCGACCAAACCCAAATAAGCCATCCAAATATCTACCGACGGCTCAGGGATGTGAATAAACTTCCAAGTAGCAGTGGCACAGGCAACACTGGCCCAAATTTTGGTATGCGATGGGGCTCCAGTGACTTCATTGCCAGCCAAGGCTTTAACAAAAGACTTTACCCAAGGTGAAGCGATTGGATTTTTCATTGCTTGGCCTTTCTTTTAGCGCGCTTGGCCTTGGCCACACCACTATTGCGATTCACTCGCTCAGGTGTGACATAGCCAGCGAAATAACCATGGGTCAGATTTTGGAGGGGTAAACTGGCATCACGTAGGCTTTTTGCAATCACATGAAGCAAGCCCACCAACAAATAGCGGTTGCGTTTTCTAGCCATTGGCAACCTCAATCAATACGCCAGCCACAGCCTTGCCAATCAACCATTTTCGCTCTTCCCAAATGGCCAATTCAGCATCGTTGCTGATGAAAAACAATTCCAAAACAATGCCACCCTGAGCCACATAACCAAGTCGATGGTGTTGGCCTGAATTTTCAGGCTTCCAGCCGCGATCACCGCGTAAAGGGATGCCCATCACATCGGCAACGGCTTTGCACAGTTTTTGGCTTATTGACTTGTCTTTGAGTTGAGATAAGGCTTCAACGCCTCGGGCAGTTTTGTTAGAAGAGGCATTGCAATGGAATTCGACTGCTAACTTGCTGCCTTTGATTAAGTCAATGGCTTTACTCAATGGCAAATTGCCTTTGCCTTCGCCATCGACACGAAACTCCACGTCAGCTTGTTTCAGGTAATAGGCCACGATATTGCGCATGTCTTGCGCCTTGTCCGCCTCCCTGTGCAAGCCATTGCAGGCTCCAGGGTCAGTATTGCTGTGGCCTGCTGTGATGGTGATGATGTTGCCCATAAAAACCCTTTGTTAAATTGAATATCAAATTAATCTGTATAGGGTTTCATTATGGTTAGGTGATGGTTTGGGGGTGTCTTACCGAATGAGAGTACAAGAAAACCCCCAAGCTGTTTAAACTTGGGGGCTGCAATTATTTGGAAAATAAATCCATTTGGCTGATGTCTGCGATGGTTTCAACATCAATGGTTTTCAAAATGTACCAAATGGTGGATTCGACTAAGTCATACTTTCTGGCCAATTCTTTCACTGCAATATAGGCAGGCCGGTCTTTGGAGAGTTCATCAAATTCGGCTCTAACTTTGCGACGGCGTAATTCCGTCATTAGGGTTTGGCATTTTGGCACAAAGAAATGGCGTTTTGTGGCAAAGGTCAGAGTGATTTTTTCTGCATTGGCTTCACCTATAACCTCGGCCAGTGCGGCAAATAAGGCTTTGCCATGTTTATTGTAGTTTTGACCGACGGGGAAATGGGTGCCACCGTGGTGTTTAATCAACAAAAATGTGGGTTCAAACCCAATCAAGCGGACCAATTCTTTTGCGCCTTCTGGTAACAAATGCGCTAAGCCCAAAAAGTCATCCTTATCCAGCAATTCGTTCATGATTTTTCCTTTGCGCGATTGGCATTGATTTGTAAGGCAGCGACCAAGCGATGCAGTTGGTCTGTACTCAGCCATTGAATGCGTTTACGGTTAAACATCCGTTCAGCCATAGCCTCGGCATAACGCCATGGCTTGTTACCATCTGCCAGCAAAGCTTCAATCTTACCCACCAATGCCTTTTTAGCCTCCGTCACATCTGGCTTGTCTGCCTCATGGTCACTGGCTCGATCTTGAAAGCCTTTGCTTTTCATCACTTCAATGACAACAGTTAATTCTTTGTCGGTCATTTGGGCAGCAGAGCGTTTACCGACTGTACCTTCAAGCATGTCACGGTAGGTATCGTCATCCAAGCCAAGCTGTTGTTGAGCAATTTTGATTTTGGCAATCAACTTTTTGCGACGGTTTTCCATAATCTCCTCCTGTACTCATAAAACTCACACACTAAACGGCTGTTGCCAACCGCTTAGGATTTGGGTTTTAACTGTTAACAGTGTCTTTCAATGCCTTAGCAGCCTTGAATTTAGGCTTTTTGGCCGCGGCAATGGTGATGCTCTCACCAGTTTTAGGATTGCGGCCTTGGCGCTCGGCGCTCTCACTGATCGCAAACGTGCCAAAGCCTGAAATTGCCACATCCGCACCCGCTTTTAAACTGCTTTGCACTGTGGTGGTGAAGGCATTCAACACACGTTCTGCTTCGGTTTTGCTAATGCCTGCTTCTTGGGCCATGGCTGCAATCAATTCGGTTTTATTCATGGTTTAAATCCTATTTAAAAGTGGTTTAAAAGCGGCGTTCCGCGCCGCACGGGTTAATTAACTTAATCGTTCAATTTCTTGCTCTAATTCTTCAACCTTGGCTTCTAATTCAATACAGTCCTGAAGCATGTTGGTAAAAGAGCCTGCAACCAAACCTTTTTCAGCAGTGAGAATTGAGAGCTTGTCAAAATCTGGATGCTCATCGCTGTAAATACGGGTTACATAATTGGTCATTTATGCACCTCACTCAGTGACGCAAAACATTTGAAGAGCCGCGAAGTGTGCATCCCCAAATTTCAGCATTTGCTTCCATAGATTTAGTTGCAACTACAGCCAAATTTTCAGCCAAGGTGTTGTCTTTTGTGACACCCATGGTGAATTCTTTATCACCAACGACCCCAATCATGACTCCTGCGTCACCGTCTTCTATCACTATCGTTACTTTGCTCATGTTTAAACTCCTGGCAATTCTTGGTTGTAGGGTTCAATCACAAAAAACTCTTTGCCTTGCACGATGCTCAAGCCTGGCACTGGGTTACCTGCAAAAAAGTCTGGTTCATTCAAAACCGCTTCTTTGTTCACTTCGCGTTTGGTACGCACAAAGCGCTCATACTTTTCATCCTGCTCCAACAAGGCCAACACTGCATCGTTGCCACGGATTTGCACCTTGGGCGGATTGTTACGCCACAAGACTTTGCCAGTGATCAGGTCAGCAAATTTCACTTTGCCGCCATCAGTCAACACATCGCGGTTGGTGGTGCAGTACATCAAAATGCTGGCTTGAAGTTCTTCAATTTCAGCATCAAACGGGGCAATTTCTTCGGCCGCACGTTCTTGCAGTTGGGCAACAGCGTCATTCATGCTTGTTTGCACACGTTCACGTTCACGCTGTAAATCGCCAATGCGTTTAATGTTGGCAATCACTTCTTCACGCGTTTGGGTGATTGATGGAGCTGCTTCGGTTCTACTGCGGGTTTTCTTGGGTTGTTTGGCTTTCATTAACATAATCAGTCCTTTTGTTTGAGGGTTTGTATCGCTTGGGTTAAGGCTGAGCGGCCATCATGTTCAGGCGGCATTGGCTGCCTCGTTACTTAAAATTGCGTCTAAGCTGTTTTCAGCCTCACAGCGTGGGTATCTTGTTTTCATGCTTGTTTGCTCCCATAAAATTGATTCCAAAACTTACATACACGCAGTGCTTCATCGGGCGTTAGCGTTAAATTCATACCGCTAGAAAATTTCAACAACAGCGAGCCGTCGTCAAATATGCCAAGCTTCATTTCATTAAATCCAGGGGCTTCTATCGTGCCTACAACACTCATTAAAGGCGCAGCGTTTGATGCCCACACATCTTGTGTTTCAACCTCCATGGCTTTTGCCTGTGTCGCCTGAATAGCCTCTACTGGTTCGGCTTCTGCATTAACCTCAGTCGCAATCGTTTGCTCTGGTATGGCTTGCGTTACAATCTTTTCAATGGCATCTGTAGCTTCTTCAATTGGCATTGGACCCAAACGAATCACACCACGAGACACAGAATGCACCGCATTGTCTGATTTGAGTTTCGGTAAAGCGTTGTCTATTTCATGGGTAGGTGTTGTTTTCAAACCTGTCATCAAATGCCCGCGGGTCAAAGTGCCATCGGGGGACTCTCTCAGCAGAACAAGTATTTTTTGCTTGGTGCTGCTTATTGTGCTGTTGCTTCCAAGCTGCTTGTCATCAGCCTTTGTTTTACGGGTTACAACAATTTCTTGGGTATCCAACCTTACAGGCCGCTCTGCATCGGCAGCATTCACAAGGGCATACAAGACTGAGCCGTGTTCAACTGAAGACACAATCAAGCCATACTCATCCAACTCATCAACAGCCTCCATCACCTTCTGATTGGCACAAATGAGCTTTCCAGCAAGTTGAGTAACGCTGAGTGGGCCTTGCCCCAACAATTCTAAAATTTTGTCTTTTAAAGCCTGATTACCCATGATTTACTCCCAGTTGTTTTGGTGAATGGCCCATTGCATGGTTAAGCTGTGCGCTTTCACCTGCCTTTTGCCCGTGTAAATAGTCCATATTTGCTGCTGTTTTCAAAGCTTGATTTGCTGCTTTAGGTTTCACTTCTTGCTCAATCAAATCAGGATAATTTTTCTTCATATACCCGTTCAAAATAGCTTGTTCCGTTGGTGAACTGGCAAATGTAGTCACCAAATCACGCACACTGCGTACCCAACCAACACTAAAAGCATCCAAGCGGTAGCTGATGGTTTTGGTATTACGTAAACGGTTCAGTGCTGTTTTGCGATACTCAGACCGTGCTTTGCGTACTTGGCGCAACAACACCTCATAAGCGTAAGCGGCCAACTCTGGACGTGCTCCAATGCCGACAAAGTTGATGCGGGTTTTATATTGGCCGTTGTCCCATTTTGTGCAGCTAAAATGATTGCAGCCGAAAGCCTTAGCGCACATATTGACCAAACCGACTTGCCACACCGCACAGCGGCTGGTGTACGGTTGTGAGGCTTCGTTCACTTGCGACCATTCAACATCTTGCTCAGTTACTTCAAATTCACGCATCAAGGCTTGTGCTTGCTTCAATGCTTGAGCCGCTTCATGCTCATTGGCTGACTTGGCCAGCGCCAAGCATTTCTTGATTTTTGCTAAAGCCGTTTTTTTATCCATTGCATTCACCATTTTCATTGTCAGTACAGCGTTCAAAGCTGATTACCCACACAAACGGATTGACATCCCACGCCTGATAGCCATAAATCGCATTCCATAAGGCGATAAACTCAGGCCGATAGCATTGGCGTAGAATTGGACTTCCAATACCTTCTTTTAAACAATCCTGTTCCGTGATTTTTTGCAGACGTTCAACACGAATTTCTGTGATTTTCAAACTCAAGCAAGGAAATTGCGGTGCATTTAACACATCACCCACTTGGCCATAAGGACAAGGCACGGTGTTAACCATAGAAGTGGTTTCGCCATCTTCATCCACTTCCTTTCCAGCCAATTCCATAGCTAGGCCAACACCACCATGACCAAGGATTTCGCCACCATTTAATGGCTTCACAATGCAGCGTGTTTGTTGCTTCTTGCCAAACAAAATGGCCACTTGCATTGATGAGGTAAATTTAAGCTCTTTCATTTATTTGTCCTTGAAGCGTGATGGTGACCTTGGATTGTTCAGCATTACTTTGTTTTGCCACTTCAATCCCATCAAAAAAGCGCAGTTTCACCCCATCATGTTCATTTTCAATTGCTTCAACGGTGTTCATAAAAGCTTCTTCATCGCTTATCGCTATCCCTTTGTTTTTCATTACTTCTACTATGTCCGCCAACAAACTGAAAAACTTAGGGTGACTTCTATCTATGCATTTCATAACAACTCCTTAAGCACCAAAACCAACCAAACAAAACACAGCAAAAAAGGCGATGAAATCACGAGCAAACAAAAGTAAAACCATAAAGTACGTATGAATTTCATAGTTGTTTTACCCCTTCGCCCATTGCTGGATTCGGTTCAGGCGGTTGCTCCAGTCCACGCGTTTTTGTGTGTGTAAGCGTTGCATTTCCAAAGCGTTTTGACGCGTGGCCACACGCTCTTGCACCATATAAACTGGCATGTTGCGCATCTCATAAGAAAGAGCCACATCAATCAGTTGCCATTGGTTTTGGTTGTAGCGAATTTGACGTTGGCAAACATTGGCCAATAACTTTGCAATCAGTGCTTTCATTTGCAGCCCCTTATCAGTGGATCAACATCTCTTTATACTGGCGCACCATTTCTGTGCTAATTTCAGCGTTATCGTTAATTCTTGCCAAACGGGTAACACCGCCTATCAATTTGGATAATTTACGAGTATTACCATCGGCTGCGGCGATAAACTCCAAAGCAACATCCTCTTCAATGCCTGGCAATGTCTGATCAACAATCATGCGCAAGTCGCTATCAGGTATGACTTCGCCCATGTCCAGCTTGAATGCGACACGGCTGTAAAGCTGTTTCAATTCGCCATTTTTACCGCGCAAGTTAACCATCAAGCGTGGCATACCTGCCAAGACCAAACCCACACCAGCCTTATCATGTACACGGCGCAAACACTCCAATGCACGCAGGGGTAAGTTTTCTGCTTCATCCACCAAAATAATGCGGCCAGAGCCCTTCAAACGATTGATGATGTTTTCATTCAAATCATGAAGTGAGAGGTGTGTATCCTCACCAATAGATGTAGCCAAAGTCTGCATCATCACTTTTGCGGTAAAAGTTGGGTCGGTATCGATTAAAATGGCGTCTGGGTTTTCATTTAAATAGGCTTTCAACGCAGTAGATTTACCCAGTCCAGCTTGGCCAATCAAAGCCACGGTTTCAGCTTCAATGTGCGCGATACGCAAAATTTCACGCACTTTCTTGGCCACTGATGTTTGAACATAATTGATTACAACTTTTTTACTGGCCGCTTTTTCATGTTGTTTGACTAACCAGCTCTCAATCAAACGGGCCACTTCCGCCACATCACCAGGATATTTATTGTTTAAAAATTGGCTTACCAAAGGATGGGTTTTACCGATGCCGCGCGCCACGGTCACTCGAGAAATACCGTGCTCATCCATATAGTTCTTTAATTCAAGTCGAACGCTTTCCACTTGGGTGCCGTCAGTAAGGTTTTTATTGGTACGTTTCATTTGTATTTTCCTGAGTAAGTGTTATTTCGATTTATTACGCTGTTCGATTTCCCAAGCTTCACGGTCACTTTCAAACATAAAAAGCGGTGGCTTTTGAACCGATACTGTTTCTACTTCATTGGCACCATTAGCCAGCAACAAACCAAAGTCGGGTTGGTGTTCGATTGTTGGATATAGCTCGGCTTGAGCAATAGCAATGGCATCCTGTTTTCGCTTGGTGATGCCTTCAACACGCTTCTTACGTTGTTGATCAATTACAGAAACAGGGAAAGCAGCCACCTTGTTTCCATCCCATAAAGCTTTGCAAATAAACTGACCATCCATGCGCTTGATTAAAACCATTTCGGGGTTGTGCAAGTCATAGCCAACGCGGACTTTCCCACCGCTAAATTCAGCCAATGCCTGACTAAAATAAATATTATTGAATAGCTCAACTTGTCCGCGATTGGCGGTGCGAATTTCTTCTGGCCGAAACATCATGTCCAATTCATCTTGGCTCAATGGCACCACGGTCTTGCCTAGCTCTTTCAACCGCGCTGCTCGATATGCCGATGGTGTTCCATACTGTTTATTACTGGCCTTCATCAATTCACTGTGCTCATGGCGGTTGTTGTAATCATCAAAAGCCTTAGCCAAATCGACCATGAACTGTTCAAATTTTGGTAACTTAGCGCGGTTGCGCCGTTGCTCTGTGTTTAATTCCTTTTTCTTGTTTTCTGCATTCATGGCGCTGTTTACTTTGCGCAATGTCATGGTTTTGGTTGAGTTGTCAGCATCATTGCCCACATAAGTGGCGTAGGTGCGTGCCAAAGGTATCGTTACGGTTTCCCATAAGCGCTCAATAATGCCGCGTCCTTGCGGGTTGCCTGGCAAGCCTGTTGGGTGTTCAATTCCCAAGCGTGGCAAAATACCCGTGATGTCTGCATCAACCATCTTGCCTGTGGGGCCACTACCGTTATCGGTGTAATACATCAGCGGAGGGTCGTTAAAGCTCATGGCCACTCGCAGCGCATCAGCATGGGCAACTGTGCTTTCTGATAAACTCACGGTCCAACCAACAACAAAGCGTGTGGCAGTGTCGATGATGGCGGTAATCTCTGGCTGAAACGGCTGGCCGTGTATCGGGTGTGCCACCTTGGCTTTAAAACCATGGCCATCACCCACCCATATGTCATTTGGCTCAAAGATCAACCAATCACGTTTAACGTAGGGCAATATGGCTTTGTAAGCACCACCAGTTTTACGGCCACGCTCACGCATGATTAACGGCATTTTTTGTACTACTCTTTCAACAGTGTGAAATGATGGAAGCTGTGCCATATCAAATCCTTTTTGGGCCCACACTTTTTCAAAGCTCTTATAAACATGTGTTAAAGGAGGGTTATTTGCATCGGCCCAAATGGGCATAAATTCAGGTAGCCATTCATATTCAATTAACGGTTTTTCAACACTGCTTAACTTTGGAGCCAAGGCCAGCAACCGCTCATTGGGTGTTTTTGCCTCACGAAACTTCAAAGTCCACTGATACAAACTGCTAAAACTTACTGTGCGCTTTTTGTTGCCTCGGGCATTGGCCACTTCAACCATGTACATCAAGGATTCAGGTGCAACACCGGTTTTGATTTGCTCGGTCACGTAAAATGCAGCCTCTTTAAGCGGTAAGCCGCCCACTTGGTGCATTTTGTTGACCTCGGCCACGATGGCCATGCGAGCATGAGCAATATCGCGTTGTTTATCGTTTAAGCCGTTGGCTTCATCTATGGCCAAAGCCAACTGCTGTGATTTTTTGCCTACTGGAAGCTTTTTAGTTTTAGCGGGTAGCTTCTTTTTCTTAACAACACTTGGTAATGACACTGGTTGGCTTTTTTGCATGAGGTCATCAAGTTGTTTTTGCTTAATGGCATCCTGTAATTCCATTGGTAAACCATTTAACAAAAATACTTTTTTCTTACCTCCACGCCCCAAACCAAGCACATACTCATATTGCCAACCATCACGCTTCGCAATATATTCAATAGCTTGCTTACTTTTTGGCATGTTCAGTAAGTTCATTTCGGCTAACTCAGCGGAGGAAAACTTGCTATTCATCGCATTCACCTAACAACAATTCCGGGGTTTCAACTTTGCGCACATTCTCACGTTGGTAGGCTAAAGCTGTGATGCTGGCTGTAAGCTCTGCAATGGTGTCGTCAGCACTGGCTTTACCCGCGTAAAACTGAGCCAAACATGCCGTTGCTTGAGCAATTTGTGCCTGTAATTCCGCTATATCCACCACATCACTTTTTTTGCCTCGTGCAATGTCAATCACCACTTTGTTGCCTTGAAACACACATAGGTATTCACTGATAAACTGCGCACCAACAATGTGCTCAAGTGTTACCAGACGGTTTAAAGGCAACGTGCCTTCCAACATCCAACGGCGATACGTTTTATATTCAACACCCATCAGTTCAGCGACGCGTTTGGAGGGCATGCGATACTGTTCTGCATACTCTTCTGTTAACTCAATCGCATGATCAAGCGACGTTGCTTTATGCTTTTGCGAAATTCGTTTGCCATTTCTCATCATCAAAACCTTAGTGTGCGAATCGTTTTATGTGCATTTGTTTAGTAAATCCACTATCATTCAGGCATTGATTGCTTGAGGTGGAATGACTGCCTTAAACATACGTTTTGCGTAACGGCTAGGCCAAATCTCTTCAGGCTCATGTCCAAGTGCAGCAGCAATAATGTGTTCACCTTTTGGATAGGGAGTTCGTAAAGCTGTTTTTAATGAGTCTTGATGCATATTGTTTGCAAGAGACAAAGCACGTAGCGTTAAACCTTTTTTATTTAACTCAGCCTTAATATCGGCTGGGTGCCAATCGGCTAACACAATAGAGGCTGATTTTTTTTGCATAGTAATTCACCTGTGTGGGTTATCTTGACGGGTTATCTGTAGGGGATATTACTAAACAAAAAAGTACAATGCAAATCTTTTGTTAAGTTAAAGTTTCTTTTTTGTGCAGTTGATTTGCAAGATGTTGAATCTTTTAAGTAAATTTACTAAACAAAAAACAAACTCTTTTGTTTAGTTTTTTGTTTAGTAACGATGTGGCTTCTAAACAAAAGAATTTATGGGCTGATATATGGAAAATAGCTTTAAATCGCGACTCTTATTCCTATGGCAAGACACAAAACCAGCTCAAATCGCTAAAGATATAGGTTTGACTATTAGTGGAGTGCTGAGAATTCTTGAAAAAGATACGATGCCAAAAGCAGAGACATTAATTAGGATTAAAACCTTAAAAAAATGTGACTGGAACTGGCTGATGACTGGAGAAGGTGAGCCATTTCCAGATGCACAACATAGTCAGTTGCAAGTAAATAATGATAACTCCCCTCATACTCCTATGGTTTATGACACATTAGGTTATGAAGTGGATATAAATGAATTTGTATTTATCCCTCGCTACAACATTCATGCTGCTGCTGGCGGTGGACATTTTAATGATGCGGAAAAGCCAATGTTTACAATGGCTTTTCGCCGTAAGTGGATTGAACAATACTTAAGAGCCTGCCCCAAAGAGCTGTCAGTTATTGATGTTAAGGGTGACAGCATGGATGGCGTTTTAAATGAACGTGATGTGATTTTGGTTAACCACTATTTGGATACACCGGACGACGGTTTATACGTCCTCAGAATAGGTGAAAACTTAATTGTGAAACAAACCCAACAACTGCCTAACGGACGCTTATTGGTTAGCTCAGCTAACCCTGCTTACGAGACGTTTGAAGTGAATCTACTTGAAACAGATTCTGACGTAAAAATTATTGGCAGAGTGGTTTGGTTTGGCCGACAAGTTTAA